CACATAATGGTGTGTATACACTTGAGGTTGGTGACAGCGCAGAGGCATGGGCGAAATCTATTGGCAAGCTGCTGGCTATGAAAGACCCTGTTGATAAGGTTGTCTTAGACTTCAGCCAGATCAGACCAGCAGGTGAAAGACTTAGTGGATACGGCTGGATTAGTTCCGGTGACAATACAATCCACAAAGCCTTTGAAGCTATCTGCGCTATCCTTAACAGACGCGCTGGGCAGCTACTGGACCGCATCGATATTCTTGATGTAGTCAACTGGCTTGGCACCACACTATCATCTCGACGGTCTGCTGAGATTGCAGTGATGAACTATGGTGACAAGGATTGGGAACGCTTTGCCACTGCTAAGAAGGACCACTGGGTAGACAACCCACAACGAGGGCAGTCTAACAACTCACTGCTGTTCTGGAACAAACCAACTTACAGTCAACTGTCACATATCTTTCAGCTTATGACAGAGGCTGGTGGGTCTGAACCTGCCATCATTAATGCCACTGAAGCACAACGCCGTGCGCCTTGGTTTAAGGGAGTTAATCCATGTGCAGAAATACTTTTAGGTAATAAAAATTTTTGCAACTTAGTAGAGTTTGACCTTAACAAAACTAACGGCATGGACCCTGATCTGGTGCGCCATTGGATAGGCTTGATTGCCCGTGCAAACTACAGGCAAACCTGCGTGTCTTTCGATGATGGTATCCTTCAACGTAGCTGGCACGAACTAAACCAGTTCCTACGTCTGACAGGTGTAGGGCTGACAGGCATCGTGACTTGGGAACACCTCAACAATCCCGCTATGTTCAATCTGTTGCGTAACGCTGCACATAAGGGCGCACATAGTATGGCTGATGAACTAGGACTGCCACGATCTAAAGCTGTCTGCACAGTCAAGCCAAGCGGAACCCTTTCAAAGATAATGTCAACCACTGAGGGGGTGCATAAGCCCTTGGGCAAGTACATCTTCAACAACATAAAGTTCTCTAAGCATGACCCTCTCGTTCCCATCCTTGAAGCGGCTGGATACCGTGTGTTTCCTGACCCTTATGAAGGTCAGGGCGGCGATAGCGTCTTGGCTACCTTCCCCGTATCTTATGAGGGTGTCAGCTTCGATACAGTGGATGGTAAACACGTTAACTTAGAGAGCGCAGTGGAACAGCTAGACCGCTACAAGATGATGATGCAGCACTACGTTGACCACAACTGTTCTGTCACCATCAGCTACGACCAGACTGAGATTGAAGATATCATCGATTGGTTCCAAGAGAACTGGAACAACTTTGTTGGTGTGTCTTTCATCTATCGAAACGACCCTACCAAAACTGCAGAAGATTTAGGGTATCCTTACCTGCCACAGGAAGTGGTCGATCAGGAAACCTTTGAAAAATATGCAGCTACATTGAAACCCATTAACCTTGATGCAGCCAACAGCCTTGACGAGTTAGAGGATGATGGATGCGCCACAGGTGCATGTCCAATTAGGTAACTAATGCGTAAGAAATCGACGTACAAAAAGAAGGTAGAGGATACAGAGGTTGCACATGGTCCCCGTGTGCAGCCCCTACTTCCAATGAATGCAGCCCAGCGCAACTACATTGAGTGTATTAAGCAGTATCCTCAAGTCTTTGTCACAGGACCAGCAGGAACAGGTAAGACCTACATAGCTGCAGCCATCGCTGCTGACATGTACAACAGGCACCAGATACATAAGATAATCCTGACGAGGCCCAACATCCCTGCAGGTAAATCTCTTGGTTTCTTCTCTGGTACTATTGAGGACAAGATTGCACCGTGGGTCTACCCTCTCACTGAGGTGCTACAGCAGCGTCTTGGCAAGGGTAAGTATGAACATGCACACAAACGAGGTGCTATTGAGATTGTACCCTTTGAGGTTATGCGTGGACGCAGCTTCAACAATGCATTCGTTATCTTGGATGAAGGCCAGAACCTGACAGTCCATGAAATGAAGATGTTCCTGACACGTATCGGTGAGGACAGCAAAGTCGTTGTGAACGGTGACGTATCTCAACACGATCTAAAGGGTACACAGTCAGGTCTGCAGATAGCTATCGATCTAATGCACAAGCACAACATCCCTGCAGCCCACTGCAACTTCACACATGATGATGTTGTGAGGTCAGGTATCTGTGCAGCTTGGACAAAAGCATTCTCTTAAAGGTTGCACTATAGAGGATTTATAAAATCATGAAAAAATTTCCGTATATATCGGAAGAACTTATCACAGCACTGGCCGAAAGAATTCCCCACATATCACCTAATAAAGGCGAGAGCATTGAAACGCTGATGTGGCGTGGGGGTATGCGCTCAGTCGTAGACCTTTTAACGCAACTTCATAAAGAACAACTTTATGAGAATTCACAGGATTAATATTTATGTGCTTTCCTAAATCACCCGCACCTACGCCAGCCCCGCCGCCACCAGCGGCCCCACCTGCAGCGGCTCCACGGCAAACTACCCAGCTTGGGTATGACCCGTCGAACCCTGAGAGTGGCATTGCTGCTGAACTAGGTGCTATCTCTAACAAAGCCAAAGGTACATCACAGCTTGTGGTTCCCTTAGACCCAACAGTTACTAACATTGGTGCTGGTGGTTCTGGTCTTCAGATTACTTAGGGGGTTCTATGTGTAATCCTATTGGAAAACTGGCTGGCAAGGCTCTAAGCCCTCTTAGCCTACCTATGAAACTGATGGAAAAAAATAAGATAAAACCAAAGGATATCTATTCCGGTGGTGCAACTCTATTTATTGGTGGTGACAAACATAAAAACCGGACGGTCAATAAGGCTCCAACCAACGTAAACACAGGTCTTACAGATAACCTGCTGTGAGTATGGGAAGCTGCGAGGCACGTTATCGGCAGTTAGAACAGACGCGACAATCCTACCTCGACAGGGCTAGAGATTGCTCTGAACTAACTATCCCATCGTTAATTCCACCAGATTCACATAACGAAACCAGCGACATCTATACGCCCTATCAGGGCATAGGTGCCAGAGGTGTGAACAACCTAGCATCCAAACTCTCACTGGCATTGATGCCACCTAATGCACCGTTCTTCAGGTTCATGGTCGAGCCATACACTCTCAAAGAGATGGCTGAAGACCCTGCAGCCCGTACAGATGTTGAGAAACAACTGGGCGAGTTTGAACGTGCAGTGATGAACGAGATTGAAAGTTCAGGTGACCGTGTTGCAGTCCATGAAGCACTAAAACATTTGATTGTTGGTGGTAATGTATTGCTACATGTCGGGCCTGAAAAGGTCCGTGTCATCCACCTTGACAGTTATGTTGTCAGTCGTGCGCCTAACGGTGACGTACTGGAAATAGTAATCGTTGAGAACGTATCACCTAATGCTCTGGACAAAAGTACAGCAGCGGCAATCCACGGTAAGCTGGAAGGTGACGAAAAGACTGTAGAGATTTACACGAAAATTGAGCGAAAAGCTAACATGTTCTACGTTTACCAAGAGGTAAAGGGAACTGTGATTGCTGGCTCTCGCGGTAAATATAAACCAAATGCAGTCCCGTTCCTACCTCTACGGTTCTCTCGCATTGATGGAGAGGATTATGGCAGAGGCTTTGTAGAAGAACTGCTGGGTGACTTACGGTCCCTAGAAGGTCTATCGCAAGCTATCGTGGAAGGTGCAGCAGCAGCGGCGAAAGTCCTGTTTATGGTTAACCCGAATGGGACAACCCGCATCAGAACCATTGCTAAAGCTGAGAACACAGCAATCATCGAAGGGAATAGACAGGATGTTTCAGTCCTTCAAATGGACAAGTTCAACGACTTTAGAGTTGCCTACCAAGCAATGCAAGGAATCGAAGAACGGCTTTCACAACAGTTTATGCTTCAGTCTTCAGTTCAACGAAATGGAGAACGAGTTACAGCAGAAGAAATCAGATACCTAGCTGGTGAGTTGGAAGACACACTATCTGGCATCTATTCAATACTGTCTCAGGAATTCCAGTTGCCATATGTCAATCGAAAGATTGAGGTACTGACCAAGGAAAAGAAGCTACCCAAACTGCCAGAGGATGTTGTTAAACCAACTATCGTCACAGGCATGGAAGCACTAGGTCGAGGACATGACCTACGCAAGCTGGACCTGTTCATACAGGGCATGACACAGGCACTTGGACCGGAAGTACTAGCACAATATGTGAACCTTAAGGACTACATCAAACGCCGTGCCACAGCCCTTGGTATCGACACTGAGGGTCTTATTAAATCAGAAGAACAAATCGCCCAAGAACAGCAGCAAGCCCAGCAGATGCAGATGATGCAACAGGCTGGACCCGCTGCCATGCAAGAAGGCGTGAAACAATTAGGAAACTCATATGCTGAAAGCCAAAGACAGCAAGGTGAATAAGGGTAGCAAGGATAAACCTTCCGCTAAACCTAAAGCACCTGCCAAGAAACCATTGGCAACTCCCGCAATCAAGAAACGCAGAAGCACAAGGACTGATTACTAATCATGAGTGAAAGCGTAGTAATAACAGAAGCACCGACTGGCCCTGACGCACCCGCTGCACAGGATAACTCGTCTGAGCGTCCTACGTGGTTGCCAGAAAAGTTCAATAGTGCAGAGGACATGGCTAAGTCCTACAGCGAACTAGAGAAGAAGCTGTCAGGTGGAACTTCTGAGGACAAACAAGAACAAGAAGAAGCACCAGAACAGCCTGAAGAAACTGATGATACACCTAAAGACGGCTCACCAGACTTCACAAAGTTCTCTGAAGAATTCGCCAAGAGCGGCGAGTTAACTGACGATAGTTTTAAAGAACTTGAAACTATGGGCTACCCAAAAGAAATGGTGGAAGCCTACATCAGAGGAACCCAACAGGGTTCTGATGCTGATGTCTCTGCTGTCATGGATGTGGCAGGTGGGACTGATGGATATAAAGACCTGACCGAGTGGGCGGTGGATAATGTTCAGGAAGCTGAATTAAAACTCTACAACCAGATGGTCGAGACAGGCACCGACAATGCTAAAATGGCAGTGGAGTGGCTTATGTCTAAACGAGATGCAGCAGAAGGCGTTGAGCCTAATCTGTTATCCGGTAAGTCTAAGGGTGCGCCCAAGGACGAGTTCCGGTCCACAGCAGAAGTTGTGGCTGCAATGAAGGACAGTCGTTACGGCAAGGATACAGCGTACACTCAGGACGTTGAAGAGAAGCTGGGACGATCTTCAGTTTTCTAAAAAAGTAATTCTACAGCACTACCATCTGGCGAGGGGACCATAGCAAATGACCCCTCGTCAATTATGACCTCTAAATCATAGGATATTATTATGAGCAAAGGCTTGTACGCCAACATCCATGCTAAAAGAAAACGCATTGCAAATGGAAGTGGTGAGAAAATGAGAACCGCAGGTTCTAAGGGTTCTCCATCAGCTAAGAATTTTAAAGCTGCAGCAAAGACTGCGACTAAAAAGAGAAAAACGTAGAGATATAGACATGCCTCTTTAGGCAGTCGAACTATCGACAATGAACGACTAGACCGGATGCGTCCGACAATCTTGGCAAGTAGTGGCGAAAGTTATTTCTCAATATTTTTCAAGGATAAAATCTAATGGCTAACGCAACCCCGTCCCGTCTAGGTGCGGCTAATGGCGCAGTAGCAAACTTCGACCAGAAGAACGCGCTATTTCTGAAAGTCTTCGCTGGTGAAG